ATTGTATTCGTTTTCTAGGTATGGGAGTTTATAAACAAAACCTGTCTTTTCTGTAGAATATAAAAACTCATATGGGGTTAGTACGGAGTTGTCAAAAGTATCAAAATTGTTTCTGGTAAAATTGTTTATGTATGATGTAACGTTTTTAAATGCTTGACCTGGAAATGACTCTGAAACTCCAGCTGTTACTGAGCCGCCGAACTCACCAGGACTTAAACCTGTGAATGCATTAATTACCGCTTTACCAGTATCGGAATTACCAACAAACTTTAAAGCATCACCTAGTGAATTAGCTACTGTAGCTCCACTATCTACAACAGCAAAAACTGAATTAGCAATGTTAGACAGATTACTATTCATTATTAATCTTTTTTCTACCATTGTTATGTAAGGGGTATTGGTTCTAGACGATTGAGGGCTTTTAGTCCAAAAAAAGTCGTTAACCACATCAATAATATCAATCGCTCTTACTGTACCACCTGAATATGTTCTTGTAGGTAGTATGTTTTGACCGATATTAGAGTTAGCGACAGCTTGATTTAATGACCCGAACCTATGTAATACAGGTAACGTTTGATCCAATCCTTTGTTAAGACTCCAAAGTATTTGTGGACCGGTTGTTATTTCTCCAATAGGGCGAGCCATAATAATATTTAATTACACTATGCGCTTACACCTTGAAGCATTCTTAGAGAGCTTTGGTTAGTAAAATTATTAGCTATTACAGTAGGTTTAGAAATAATGTTAGTGGGAGTTGATAATTTTTCAGCTAACATATTAAGTAACTTATTGTTTTCGCTTAATAGTTTTACTTGTTTCATTACCAGTTCATTGTTTGTTTCAGCGTAAGTTTTTAAAATATTATTGTTTTCTTGAGCTGTTTTTATATTCTTTGTAAAGAATTTATCAAAAGGCCCACCATCCTTCATAGCATATATAGAATCATCTGCATGCGGCTTAATAATTTTATTATTGCCGGGATATATAGCAGCATCCTCAACTTCTATCTGCTCAATATTTTCAGAGCTTAAAGAGCCTTTTATCGGTTTGTTATCTTTGTAAATTTTATCATAAATAAATTTACCTAAACCTTTTCTTGTATCACCACTTATTGAGTTAGCTATAGCGCCAAAAACTTTCCTACCAACCCAGTCACCAGCTACGCCACCGGCTATAGCCCCCACTATATTACCTCCAACCGGTATAACTGACCCGACTGCAGCTCCTAAAGTAGCACCACTCACACCACCTGCAACACCACCAATACCTTCAGCTAATCTTTTACCGATATCACTATACAACATGTCTTCAGTATATCTAGAAGGATCTTTAACGTGTCTTTCTACTAACTCCTTAATATCGCTATTAGTTAAATATGTCTCTATTAATGAACCAATGATAGGTACACGTTTTAACAATTTTTGAAAAATAGATGTTGTAAATTTTAACCCACCTAATTTACTACCAACTTCTGCAATTACTTTACCTCTAGATAATAATTTAGCTCCACCTTCTCTTACAGTTGTACCGGCTTTCATAGCTGCACCACCCACAGCCTTACCAGCCCTTACTGTCGCTTCCGCCCCTTTAACAACAGCTCCACCGACTGCTTTAGCAGCTCCTTTAGTAACGTCAACTGCTTTACCTGCTAAAGTGCGTTGACCTTCTTTACCAAAAACTGTTTCTGCAGCTTTTTGTGTTAAACTCTTTAAAGCATCTTTTATTACTTTAAATTTTTCCATTAATTTTTGACCTAATGATTTTGCCCCATCTATAAGTTTATCAGCAAATGTAGATACACTAGCACCTACTTTAACGAAAAATGTTTTGATACCTTTCAAAACGTTAGAATTTTTTATCTTATCTAATATACCTTTAACCTTATCTGCTAACATTTTAGCACCATCAGTTAATCTAGTTCCATTTCGACTGAAAAAGGATTTGATATTATTCCAACCTTTAGTTATACTACCCCACATGCTCTTAATACCATCTTTTAAAAGTTTAATAGCACCATCTATATAACCTAGTAATTTATTTTTAATAAAATCTTTAATCTTATCGTATAAAGCTGCTAAACCAGCTCCTAGTAAACCTAACGCTCCTAGCAACCAGTCTAATAAACCTCCTTTTTTCGCTTTCTGCATTTCCTTGCCTGCAGTAGTTTGTACCGATCCTATAATTTTCTTTAAATCGTCAATAGCTTTTTTGCCAAAGCTTTCAACTTCAACGGGTGCTGCTTTTTGCACAACCTGTTCTGGTTCTGTTTTAGCAGCCTGTTTTTTAGCTGCAGTACTTTGCTCAAGCTTGATAATTCTATCAAGCATTTTTGTGTTGACCTTAGTGAATAGATTAAGGGCGTCACTGATAGTAACGTCTGCCATCTATATATTTATCACATAATAAACAATTCTGGCCCTATTTCTAATTGCTTATCATCAAGTTTTACCATCTCTACTTCAGCATCTCTTATAGCAGATACATAGTCAAACACGTTTCTAAGTTGAGTAGAATCAATAGCTTCTAAAATAGTATATTTGTTCTTAATAGTCTGGTTTGAAAAATCTATAACCTGGCTATTTTCATTCACTGTTATTTTGTTTATAAACTTACATAGTTCATTGACTAGAAGTTTACCCAATAACATTTTTTCATCTCTAAAATTTGTTATAATAAAGTTATTGAACTTATAATCCGTAGCAATATTAGGAACACATAATTCAAAAGTAAATTTTTCACTTACCACAATCTTTTTAAGGTCTGGTATACTTAGTGTTCTGTTTCTTTCTAATAGTTTAGTGACATCAAACCCTTCAAAAATAGGGTTAATACTTTTTCTAAACGCAAGAATAATATTAATCCTGTCTATAGTATTGATGATGGTTATATCACCTTTAGCGGACTGTTTAATAGTTTCAAAAATACTATTATAAAAATCAATAATGCCAAAACTACTAGAGGTAATTTTATCAATAATATTTTTTTGTTGAGCTAAAGTAAGTGGAGAGAATTCCATTTCTGCTTTAGTGGAAGGTAAATAAACATTCATTTTACTTTCTGTCTTTTTAAGAACTCCCAGTATATCATTTAGGCTTTGCTCACTCATATCAATAATTATACGTTATTCAATTGAATCAACTTGTTTAGATTCTTTCTCTTTATCTGCTACCTCTTTTAAGAACTGTTTTATCATCATATTGCATTCTGGAAATGATAAAACACTAAAATCTTGCACTGTAAAGTTTAAGTTACGTCTTAGTGAATATTCTAAATCATAAAAATTTTGTAAATCGTATAAAAAAATTGACTTTATGAAATACAAACTAGATAAGTCTAACAAAGACACATCATAATCAAGATATTTTATCTTAAACTTAAAATCACTAAACTGTGCCAGTATACCTTTATAAATTTCATGGAATGGAATGGCAGGTAAATCATCTAAAATTTTTTCTTTTTCTCCGTTAATACTTTCAAAACAATCAATAGTGTTGTCAATTACATTATCTTCAGTTATAAAAGTTTTTGGTAAGTTAAAATAAAAAATATTACTTTCTAGTTCGTAAAAGTAACTGTTAGTTTTACGATTAAAAAAATGAAAAACATCGTCCAACGAATAATTTATTTTTGTATCTCCTATTGAAAATTCTAACATTTTACCGTGTATAAGTTCTCTATATTTTATAAGTAAAAGAAACTTATGTTGAATGTTTATATCGCTTTTATTGTATACAATACTGTTAAGTAGATTTTCAAAAACGTTTTTTATAATGACAGGATCGTCTGACATTAAATTTTTAACCAAATTTCTATACTCTAAAAACGATATTTCCCTTAAACTATATTTTTTATCGAGTATTGTAACATTATATATGAAACTATGTATCATCTTTGAATAGGTGATATTCTAGGAAGAGATCCTTTACCTATTTTGGATATAATATCCGGTAATGGTATATAAAGATTGTCTTCAACAGTATACCTATCATATATAAAAGGAACATCATACGTTTCAACTTTCTCTACGTCGTAAGTTAAGTTGCGCGTATCAACTTGAAGAGGAACACAATCATAATACTTCCATATCTTCCTTGGTATTTGGGAAACATTCTGATATGATCTCGTATATTGTATTATAGTGATATTTGTCTTGATAGGGAATTGACCGGGAAGTGTAGCAACATATCCTCTATGAGCTCCTAATATAACCCAAGGTCTCATTACTGAGTCTACAAATGATGTATTTGTTTCTCTAAATTGAAGAGTTAAAGGATTATTAGCAAAAGCTTCTCTATTACCAAGAATACTGCCTTGAATAAAGCCTCTGTTATTTGATATCGGTGCATATTCCGCACCTAACTGTTCAGTAGGAATATTTACACCGTCTAAAAATATACACCCAACAACTCCCTGCAAAGGGTAAGATGTTAATGCTGTTTTTGCAGCATCTATATTCCATCCCGATCCCCCAAACGATCCTTCAAGTGTTTGTAAAATATTTGTATTAAGATCTGCAGGGAAACCATCAAACAAAGCTATAAACTGCGTTCTTAATGGAATCGATGTTATCCAGGACTCCATCGTAGCAAGGAAATAGTCTCTAAAACTTATTAGCGGTACACCAGGCACTGCTATATTAGATATGATTGTACTAGGTTGAGGAAATCCGCCTGGTCTACCTAACCCACCTACAGTAGCAAGGCCTGTAGCAGCGTTACCTAATGCATTTAAAATACCTGGCATTGAAATATTTAATCACAAAAAATGCCGTGCATTATCTGCACGGCATTAATTAACCATCAATTATTTAACCTGTTTTTCTCCAGTAATGATAAGCAAGAGTTACATCAAAATTTTGAATATCACCTGATGATGTCATATCATAAGCTAAAGCTCCAACTTCTCTTATACTAACACCTACTAATTGATATTGTGCAATTTTTGTAAGTTGTTTATCTAATTGAACTAAATCTATAACTGCTGATTGTTTAGGTGTAAAATAGTTACCAGTGCTGGTTGCATCATTAAACGTATCATTTACAACAGCTAAGAATTTTTCTCTTAATAGCTGAGCAGCATCTGCATAGAAATTAATTACGTATGCTTCACTACCTGGATATGTTGCAACTCCAGGTATGTTGAAATTTAGACCCATATACGGGGCTTGTACGTTGGTAATTGACTTGGCAGGTAACGCAGCTGTTCTTGCGTATACAAGGTCATTTTCAGTAATAATTTGTGTGCTACCGTCGCCGAAATTTATGTTCAGTACTCTAAAAAGATTAGTACGTGAGAAATCTTTTTGTTGTGCTTGTGTATAAAAATCTGAGATTGTTTGATTTACGTCTGCCATAAAAATATTTAATTACCCAAGTATCAATTGCTGGCTTGAAGAGTAGTTTTTATTATCTAAAAGGACGTTTTTGACTTTTACATCATTCTTACTATACCACACATTATTGATTAGATAACCTACCGAGGTCACCTCTTGGATGACCCCGGAGCGTTCGTTAGAATCAAACGATGTTGTAAAGTATATAGTTTGTCCTTTTATCATATTATGATACTAGCTCTTGGAAGTTCGTACCAGTAC